AGAGTTAAGAAAACGCCCTTCTTCAAAAGAAGTTCTTTTAGATGACATTATTGCAGGTGTTGTAAGGGTTAAGCCTGGTTGTTGTGAAAAGTGCACGCTCTGGCAGAGACTTTCCCGGGAAGTTTATCAAAAAAGAAAAAAATACATGGAGGAGGTGGCAAAGATGGAGGAAAAAGCACGCAAAGAAGAACAGAAAAAAGACTACCAGGAGTTAAAGAAAAAGGCAAAGGAGCTTTTTATGAAGGGCACTCCCATTAAGGAAATTGCCAGAATTCTTGGAATTTCTCAAAGCACGGTATCTACCTGGAAGCTGAGGGAAAACTGGGACGCAGAAAAAGAACAACCCGAGGAATGCATAGTGATGGTGGACTTTAGCCTGGTTCCGGGGCTGTTTGATGAAGTAAAGAAAAGGGCAGAAGAACAGTTACGCCCAATTGAGATGCAAATCCTGTGGGAACTAAAGCAAAGCCTGGGAGCACAGCCTCAGGAGGAGGTGAGAGGGTAATGAGGAAGTTTCCTTACTACTGCCTGGGATGTGAAAGGGTAATTTACCTTGAAAGGTATGACATCGGGAAAACCTCGTGCCCGAGGTGTGGAAGCACAAAGGTTCTTCCCGTTGCAGTTGCGTTTCCAAACCTGAGGGGTGGGCTTTTTAACAGCGAAAAAACACTTCACAAAAACAAAATAAAAGGAGGTGCGAGATGATTGCAGCACAGAGAGTAGAAAAGATTAACGAAAGCCTCAAAGAAGCAAGGGAAGCTGCAGGAAAAATGGTGAGGGTTGAGGTTTTCGTTGAGGGAAAAAGCGTCGGGCTTGCAGAACCTCACCTTGCAAGGGCTGCCTTCATGGCAATCAAACTTCAAAAACTTAAAAATCAGGTTGAGGAGGAAATAGCAAACTACAAAGAGGAAATCAAGGTGCTTCTCAAAGAGACTGGGATTAAAAAGAGACCGGTAAAACTTTACATCAAAGGAGAGGGGGATGTCGTTGTTAGCAAGGCTTCTCCAACCGTCTCCATCTCTGACGCAAAGGGACTCTACGGAGTGCTTAAGAAGAAATTCTTTGAACTCGTGAGTTTTAAGGCAAAAAAGAAACTCATTGAACTTGCCTGTGACGGAGACTATCCAAAGAGGGATGAGCTTAGAAAGTGTCTTGAAATCACCATCTCCGACGACGACACGGTAAAAGTCACTGCAAAGAGAAAGTAAGGAGGGCAGGGCAATGCTTAAGGCAGAGATAAAAAGAGCAAAAAAAGGATGGGAGCTTGTTTTTGTTAACGGAGAAGAGGTGGTTGGCTGCTATCAGGTTGAAAGAATTGAAATAAAAGACTCCGCATTTATTGAGGAGATGGTGATGCCCTTAATAGAAAGGGCTTTTAAAGAAGCAAGAAAAAACACAAAAAGGAGGTAAAGCCATGGAGAGAAGAGAACTCGTAGCAGATGTGGCAGAAAGAGCAGATGTGAGGCAGGAGGTTGCAGACAGGGTTTTAAAGGCTTTTGCAAGCATTGCTGCAAAGGCTCTTGTGGAAGGAGAGGATGTGCCTCTTGGAGGAACCCTGGGCAAGCTCATCGTACGCAGGAAAAACGGACGCCTCGTGGTGGACTTCAAACCAAGCAAGGCATTTAACGCACTAAGAGGAGCTATATAAAAAAAACGGAAAGGAGGTAAGCCATGATTGTGGAACTCAGGCTTGAGCAGGTTGAAATTCCTCAAGGGTTACTCCCACGGGTAATCACTGGAACAATTCCAGAAAAGGTAAAAGAGTATGCTGAAATGATTGAAAACGGAGTTGAGTTTGATCCTATTAAAGTGTGGAGAAGACCAGATGGAAGAATCTGGCTCATAGACGGAGCACACAGAATTCAGGCTCACAAAGAGGCAGGAAAAGTCCTGATTAAGGCTGAGTTCGTAGATTGCAGAGACGAACTTGACTACAGAATAAAAGCCATCCAGGAAAACCTCAAGCACGGAATCCAGCTCCTTAAAGAGGAAAAAGTAATCTTAGCCCAGAGCCTTTACAAGGCTGGAGTGAGCAGGGAGAAACTTCAGAAAATCTTTGGAGTTTCAGAAAGAACAATCTACCGCTGGCTCCAAAGCATAAAAGCAGAGGAGAAGCAGGAACTTAAAGAAAAAGCTAAGAAACTCTACGAAGAGGGTTATACTCTAAAACAAATAAGTGAAAAGTTAAAAATACCTAAACAAACACTTAGTGATTGGTTAAGAGAAAAAGAAAAATGGGATTCAATTTCAAGTCCGAATTTTGCCACGATGTCAAAAATCGGACTTGCAACAGATTCTCAATTAGATGATGAAGAAAGCAAATGCGACGCAATTACAATACAAAAAACTGACACGATGTCAAAAATTTCTATTAACCCCCCTGATGAAGAGAATTTCGTGTCAGGATATGCTACTTTAGGCAGAGAATATGCTACAAACGACTTGGCTGAGGATTTTGCCGAAGACGAGGAGGAAGAGGATTATCCATACGATGAACGGGTTTCCGCTCAATCTGAGGATGAGGAAGAAGATGACGACTGGGAGAGGCTTCCCATAGAGGTAAGGGAAAACCTTTTCAGGGAATGGTGTGAGGAGGCATACGAGGAGGGCAGGATTAACGAAACATGGGACGACATTGAGCCAGAGAGAAAAGCCCTCATCCTCAAAAAAGGAGAATACATCCCTCCAAAAAGTGAGCCAGAAGAGCCCCAGAAGAAGAGAAGGAGAAGACTTCTTAAAAAGAAAGACGACACTCCCAAAACTCCTCAGCAAAAAATCATTGACTACAGGCATGTTTTCATAGGAGTTGCCCTTGAGATTTGCATAGTTTTTGGAAAGGAGGCAGCAATTGAGATTATGAAGGATGCCCTTGCCTGGCTTGAAAGGCAGGACTTCGTAAGGAAGCCTCGCTGTCCGTTTACTGCCAGGGAAACGAGAGAAGTCCTTAAAAAGCACGACCCGGACATGTGGGACATCTACACGGATGTGGAGTATCTGCTCTTCCATCCAAAAGAAAAGTCCTTCAGTGAGAGGGTTTCTTAAGGAGGCTGGCAAATGGACAGGAGCTTAATTGAGTGGATTAAAAAACTTCACCTTTCTGGCTTGAGTATAAGGCAGATTGCCAAGGCAACAGGGCTATCAAAGAGCACGATTCACAGGTATTTAAAAGAAGGTAAGGCAGAGAAAAAAGAGTTTACGGACAGGCAAATCTGGGAGATGCTGGGAAGAAGTTTGAGAAAGAGAGTGAGGGAACTGCTTCTTTTCACCACAGAGGAAAAGGGGCGTTCCCGCCCCCTTTCTTATTCCCAGATTTACCAGATTTTAGAGAGGGAAATCCATCCAGGCATCACGAAGGAGCGTTTCGTTAAGTTTATGAACTTTTTCGTTCGCAAGACATGGGGAAGCCTTGAGAAACTTGAGGAAAAGAGGAGAAGTTTCAAAGAGCGGGCAAAGTATCAGACATCTAAAGGGAGCCTGAAGAGAGAGGAAAAGGCATGGTGGGAGGTTGACGCAACAGGCTACACATTTAAAGGAGTGCAGTACTCAATACTTCAGGCAGTGGACAGGTTAACTGGCTTTGTCTTTCCTGCCCTGATTTTGCCAAACAAAAGCAAAAACGCCAAGCACTACAACAAAGCCTTTACCTCTCTTGATGTGGCAGTTTACCTGAAAAAACTTTTTGAAACTTACGGAAGACCTGCAAGGCTCATTACTGACAACGAGGCAATTCTTACGAGTGAGTTAATCAGGCGTGGGCTTAAGACGCTTGGCATTGAGATTCAGAGAACCATTCCAGGACGCCCCCAGCAGAAGATTATAGAGCGGGTTTTCAGGGAGCTTAAGGCTAATGCAAGGGAAGTGCTTGCAGACCCTTACGAGAAGATAGAGGAGATGAAGGAACTCTGGGCAAGGGCAGTGCACCTCTGGAACTTCAGACCTCACGAATTTAAGCACACTGGAAAAGCGGTGCCCTTTGAACTTGCCCAGGAATACGGAGTCGCCCTGGAAGAAGTGGAAAGCGAGATGCTTGAATTTGCCTTTGCAGAAAGGTTTGAGAGAAAAGTCATTAACAACACCATCTCCATAGAGGGCATGCTTTACGAATTCGTCTATCCCTACGAGAATACGGAACTTGGGAGGAAAACGGAGTTTCCCAGGGTTGTGGCTTACAGGAGAATTGACAATGTGGAGGAACTCATCGTTTGCTCTGAAGCTGGGAAGTTTCTCGGCACTGCAAGGCTGATTACAAAGCCTCACAGCACATCCACACGGGAAGACAAGCAAATCAGGAGAGAACTCAAACGCATAGAAAAACGCTCGCAAAAGCTTGAAGAAGAAAGGCTTGAACTCTTGAGAAGAAAGGAGGAGCTTACTGCTGACAGGCAGGACAGGCAGGAAAACAAGGTGGTGGTTGAGGTGGTTGTGAAGACAGAGGACAGTAAAAAAGTAAAAGAACTGCCTGGCTTTCTTGAGCTTGCACATGAGGGAGCACACGAGCAGGCACAGGAAAAAGGTAAAGAGCTTGAACTTGACTTTATAAAACTTTTTGCAAAGGAGGGAGACGATGAAGACGCATGTTTACAGGACAATCGCAAATTGCATTAAGTCACTTCAGGTGGCAAAGAAGGAGAGACCGGATGCAATCATACACGCAGTGGTTTACGGGGAGTGGGGGACTGGTAAAACCCGTGCACTTAAGGAGATTGCTAAAGACTTCAGCCTGCCTTACTGGAAGGCTGAGCAGAAGCTCACTATTAACAAGCTTATAAGGAAGCTTGCTCTTGCCTTAGGAGGGGACGGAGGCTTCTCAAAGGATACGAACAAGGACATCATCATCGGAGTTATGGACAGAAAGCCCGTGTGGGAAAGAATTTTTATCATTGACGAAGCCCAGCGTGTTTACAGGAGACACGACTACCTTGACGAGCTAAAGGACATAGCAGAAGACCTGATGATTTCTTTCCTCTTTGTAGGAGACCAGAGCATAAGGACTTACCTTGCAGAAACCTATCACAGCATAAACAAGAGGATTTTTGTAATCGGGCTTGCGAGGATGGAAAAGGACACGGTGGAAGCCTTTCTTGAGAAGTACGGGCTTGAAGGTGATGCAGAAACCCTCGCAAAGATTGCAATGGAAAGAGGACTCGTAACCCTTGATGTGGACAATGCATTTTTCTTTCTGTGGAGGGCAAAGGTTAAAGAAGTGACACCTGACATTTTCAAACAGGCAATTGCAAAGTTAAGGAGGGTGTAAAGCCATGCGGGTAAAAGACTTAATTGCAAGTATTCTTGACAGGAAGGTGTTTACCATTGAGGAGCTGACTAACGAGTTTTACGAGAAGTGGAAGGGCATTCTGCCAAGAAGCATGATTAAAAGGAGAATTACCGAGTTTCTTGCTCTTCAGGTGAGGGCAGGGCTTGTAAAAAAGCTCTACACCAACGGACACAACTACACGATTTTTGGCACGAAGGAAGCAACAGAGGAAGACTTAAAAGCCTATCTACCGGTGTGCAAGATATGTGGAAAGAAGTTTTATCCCGTTCAGCACGGGCAGGAGATTTGTTCAAAGGAGTGCAAGCGGGAGTATGTAAGGAGATTTAAGAGGGCTAAAAAGGGATACGAGCCACAGGACATGCACTTTAGACCCTGGAGCAGGGAGGAAGAAAAGCTGGTTCTGGAGACTTTTCCGGACTTCAGGTATTCCTGCGAGAAGGCAGAAGAGCTGGCAAAGAGGCTGAGACGCCACCCTGCAGCCATAAAAAAGAGGCTCTATATTCTAAAAAAGCAGTTACAGGAGGTAAGCCATGCAAACCAGAACATTGCTTAAAAGACTGAACGAGATAAAGGAGATTCTGGACAGGGGCAGGATGAAACCTGCAAAGAAGAAACTTCAGGAGCTTATAGAGCGGGTAAACTACGATCTTCTCAGGGAGGAAGAAAAAGAGGTTGACGGAAAGGTTTTACAGCACCTCATGGGCTGGTATCTCAGGCTCTGGGAAGGGAAGCCTCCAGAGTTTTACAGATACCCCAAGAACTGGAAGGATGTCACCGGAAGGGAACTCAAATTCCTGATTAAACTCTATCAAACCCTTAACAAGAGCATAGACGACTTAAAAAGGGACTACGAGGAATTCAAAAGGGGTAAGACGAAGGACAAGAGCCTCAGTTTTTTCAGGATTTACTATCTTCCTGCAATAGACAGCAGTTTCAGGGAAAGCAGGTGGACTTCAAAGAAGTTTGAGCGGGGCTTGGATTTTTATGTAAGAAACGGGAGGTAGTTGAGGTGGTGTGTAAACAGACTTTGCAAAAGGAGGAAGCCATGTTTTATGTAGAAAAAGCAGAGCTTCCAAGCCTTGAGGAGATAAAGAGGGAGTTTCCAGAGGCAGTGGATGTGTTTGAAGACGAGCACCACATTTTTATAGAGATAGAGAAAGAGGGGTACAGATTCGTGAGAACCATAAAGAAGCCCCGAACTCCGTTTCAGATAACAGCAATTTTGGTTTCTGGGCAGTTTCCGTCAAAGTATGCCTACGAGATATACAGTGCCTTTGAAAGCAGGTGCTTGTCCATCGTTAAGAATGAGGAAAAGGGGATAGTGCTGTGTGGGCCCGCTGGAATCGGGAAAACCTTTGCCTGCATCTGGAAGGTGGCTCAGCTCGTAAAAATTCACACCCTTCACAGCCCGGTTTACATCCCCGTGCAGGAAATCACCCCGGAAGACTACAAAACCTTTAAAAAACACGACTCATACCTGATAGACGATGTGAACGCAAATCTTCCTCCCTGGAAGGTTGACTTCATCAGAACGGTTATTTACCACGCATACAACAACGAAAAGAAACTTTTCATTACGAGTAACCTTGATAAGGGGAGTTTCTTTAAGTTTCTTAACGAAGAGCCTATTATAAGCAGGCTTCTTGAAATCTGCAGTGTTTACGAAGTCCAGGACAGAGACTTCAGGCTGAAAAAAGCTCAGGGAAAAGCACAGAACAAAGCTCAGAGCAAATCCCGAAGCAAAACTTAAAACGAAGCAAAGTTTTAAAAAGCTTCCAGCTAAAGCATAATGGGCATCCTTTCTGATTTGTAAAGTTTCCTTGAATTTGTCCTGCTTTCACGCTTATTATATCATTTGATGTTCACTTTAGTTGAAAGAGATACCGTTAAGTCTGTTAAGCAGAACATCCGTTTAATTTTAACCACTCCCAAGGGGAGCGACCCCCATCGCCCTGAGTTTGGAAGTGACATCTGGCAGTATGTGGACAGCCCCCTGACTGCTCTGACAGCTGGCAGAATCAAGGCAGAAGTAGTTGACGCAGTTGAAACCTGGGAACCACGGGCAAAAGTAAAGGCAGTTGAAGTTGAAAAAGACGGAGTAAACGCAAGGCTCGGGATAAAAATCCTCGTAGAAATTCCTGAACTTGAAGAAACCGTTGAGGTTCCAGTATGGATGTAATGAGCGGAGTGAATGTAGAATTCGTGCCTTACGACCCGCTTTACTGGGAAAAGGAACTTATCAGCAATTATCAAAGCCTTGCGGAAAGAGAGCTTTTTCCAGCCGACCCCGAAAGGGTGATAATAGACATTATGACCTACGCTTTAGCAATAATACACTTTAACATTAATGAGGCAGCAAAACAGAATCTTCTTTGCTGTGCAGAAGGAGATAAACTTGACGCCCTTGCAGAGTTTTACGGAGTAAAGAGGCTTCCTGCAAGACCTGCCCGTGTTACGATTAGGTTTTCCATAGCTGAGCCTATGCCATTTGACATAGTCATACCCAAAGGCACACGGGTTGCCCCGTCTGGGAGTAGTGAAATCTTTTTTGCAACTCTTTCCGAAGTAAAGATAGAAGCAGGAGAAACATCTGCTGAAGTGCAGGCAGAGTGTAACATCTCTGGGACTGCTGGAAATGGCTTTGCAATAGGGCAGATTAATCAAATACTTGACCCTCTGCCGTATGAGGTTAGTGCTGAAAATGTGACCATGAGCATGTATGGAGCAGACGAAGAAGACGACGAAAGATTCAGGGAAAGAATACGCCTGAGCATAGAAAGATTTAGCAATGCTGGCTCAAGGGGAGCATATAAGTTTCACATAAAGACAGCCCATCAGGACATAGAGGATGTGGAAGTTTTTAGCCCGGCTCCTGGACAGGTAAAAGCAGTTTTTCTGCTTAAAGACGGAAAATTGCCAGATGACAGCATGATAAATCTCGTTGTGGATTATGTGTCATCTGACAAGATAAAGCCTTTAACAGATAAGTTTTCAGCAAGTGCCCCTTCTGTCGTGGAGTATGACATTGATTTGAGGTATTACATCCATAGAAAGGACGAAAGCCTGGTTGCTCAAATTCAGGAAAAGGTAGAAAGGGCAGTGCGGGACTTTATTTCCTGGACGGGACGGAAAATTGGTAGGGATGTCTTACCAGAGGAGCTAATCACCAGGGTAAAAGACGCAGGAGCATATAAAGTAGAAGTAAACGAGCCACAGAGAATAGAGATAACAAAAGAGCAGGTAGCAAAAGCAAAAGAAGTAAAAATAACCTACGCAGGACTCTGTGATGATTAAAGGACTTCCCACGACTAAGAAGGAGAAGATTTAATAATGATGGGAAGCTTTGAAGAGAAAGAAATTTCTACTTCTACAGTTGGCTCTACTTTTTTAGCTAAAAGCGTCAGCAGAGATATTGCCCCTACTGAAAGCCAGAGCAGTGCTAAAAACGGAAACATTGAAAAGCAAATCAGTATGGAAAGCAACCTTTTCATCTTCAAGTTTAAGTATAACGCAAAAGGAAACGAGTTGCAATAACAGGAGGAAAAAGTAAATGCTCCTTAAAGACTTGTTACCCCCGAGTATAGCAGGAGACGAAAAGATAAGAGCCTTAATAGAAAGTGCAGACCCTCTGTTTGAGAAAGCCCTGAAAAACGCAATTTACACCCTGATATATTCCCGCATAGACGAACTTCCTGAACCTATTCTTGATCTTTTAGCCTGGCAATTCCATGTTGAGAGCTACGAATTAGCCTCAAGCATTGAAGAAAAGCGGAATTTAATTAAAAAGGCTATAGAACTTCACCGCTACAAGGGAACTAAATGGGCAATTTTACAGGTTCTTAAAGCTTTAAATTTGAGCGGAGAAATTAAGGAGTGGTTCCAATATCAGGGAGAGCCGTATAGATTCAAAATTGACCTCGGCGTCCAGGATAGAGAAATTACACCCGAATTACGAGACAAGCTTATAAACCTTATAAACGAATACAAAAACGAACGCTCCTGGCTTGAGGAAATTATTCTTAGTTATCTTGCTACTGGAACCAGTTCTATTTCCACTGGACAGACTGCTGAAACAGAGACTTTTGCAGAATGTCAGACAGAACTTGAGTGGCTTGCAAAAGCTTCTATCCAATTTGCCGCCTCTGCTATAGCAGAAACTGAAGCCATAGCATTTATGGAGGCTTAAAGTGTCTGAAGGTAAAACTGTTATAACTTTAAATGGTTTAAAAGCTTTAACAGAAGCTTCTTTACTTGGAAAAAAGGTTAAACCTGTTTATTTCAAAGTATCTGATGCCAATATAGAAGACATTTATCCTGGAATTGATATATCTGACCTTTCCTCTGTGTGGTATCAAGCAAACATTTCAGCGTATATTCAAATTGATACTAACACTGTGCAATTTATTTTGGACATACCTCAGGAGTCTGCTACTAAATATGGCAAAATTTTTGGACTTTACTTAGAAGACGGAACTCTCTTTGCAGTAGCTAAACCTCCTTATCCCTTTGCTCCTTTAATGAGACAGAGGTTTAAGGTTCAGTTTGTCTGGCAACAGATAGAAAGTGTGATGAATTTTGAAGACATACCTTTTTATGAGTTTGACCAGGATATTGTAAGACTTGAAAGCACTTCTACTCTTGCCTTAGCTATTTTTGACATTCAGGAACACTTAAACCTTTTAGAACAATTTAAGGCTGATTATTACAAAAATAAACCTCGCTGGGATGAGCATGATAAGAAGATTTCTAATCACGAAGCAAGAATCACGGTAAACGAACTAAAACTTGAAGATCACGAATTGGCAATTTTAGAAATGATGGGGGCTTACGGAGAGCAAATTTTGAAAAATAGTTTAGACATTGGTTTGCTAAAACAATATATACGGGAGGTGTAAATCATGGGAATTAACTTAGCAGAAATTCAGCAGAAAGTTGACCGATTACTTTATAACATTGCCGAGCAAAACAGACGAGCATATCAAATGTTTTATGATCCTACTCCACAGGATGTAGAGCTTCCTCAGCTTGATGAAAACGGCAACTTAATAACCGTAACCATCCCTAACAGAGCAAAAATTAAGCAACAAATGTGGGACGATGTAAATGCAGCTACAGGGTTGTGGAGCAGAATTTTTTATATTGACGCAGTAAACGGCGACGACAACAATCCAGGAACTGGAACTTCCGATGCACCATTTAAAACTCTTGCAAAAGCAATAGAAAGTATCCCTAATGGTGGAACCGGGGTTATAACATTATTGTCTGATTACACTATTCCTTCACGAATAAGCACAGGAAACAATAAAACTATACTAATTAGAGGACCTCTTAATGCTTCCCAAGATCCTATATATACTTTAAGAAATGATCCTACCAATCCTGCATCTCAAATTTTAATAAACTCTAATACAAAATTATATGTACAAGACTTGATTATAGAAGCAAATAACAATTCAGCATGTGCACATTGGGCAACAATATTTAAAGCAACTCAAACTTTAAGTTCTTCTCTCTACATAGGAAGGTATAACAGCTCTTATTTATCTACTAAGATAATCTTAAAGTATCCACTAATAGACTTTGAAGCATGTATAGGTGAGTTGGTTTTAAGAAATGTAGAGGTTACAGCAACAAGCTCGGTGAGTTTAGCAAGAGTTAGCTTTGCTGGAAAATATATTTACGCAGCTAATGCTGTCAGCAATCCTGATGGTAATGTTACATTTCCTAATATAGGTATTAATTAATATGTAAATAAAAGGAGGGTAAGCTATGATAATTTCGTTTAAACAGGGAAAAGCACAATATATTAATTTCAATATTGCAGAAGAGTCGGTTAGAAATTATTTAAAAGATCAAGGTGTAGATATAGAAAAAGTGGTTTTAAATGAAATGATAAGTAAGCTCAACCATCTCACTGACAGCTACTTCTACTCCGAAGCCAAAGCCCGTGGAGACTACCTCAACATGGGAGAAATCATCCACGATGCAGAATCAGGCGACCCCGATGCTACTTTTTTAAAACAGCTTTACGACGCAGTTTGGAACAAAGAGGAAGAGCTTGAAAAAGAGCTTTCCCAAATGACCCTTGACCAGCTACTTGAACTTAACCTTGAAGTCTGGGCAAAGGAAGCTTACGACCAGGTAAAAGCCGAACTTGAATCCCAGCAAACTACTGCCACTGAAAGCAAAGCTAATATAACTCAACCCAATACTACTACCGACACTAACACTGATGCTGATACTAAAACCGATAACGAAAACACAAGTAGTGATAGCTAAATAATAAACAAAATCATAAGTTATAGGAGGGCTTTTAAGCCCTCCCTTAGAAACAAGTAAAATTCAGTAACCTACACGAGGATGTTTACACTTTTTAGACTTAAGTGGTTATTAGGTTTAATCGCTATGTTTGCTTTTCTCTCCAACTTTACTTACATTGCCTACCTTAGACGAGAAAACGCACGCTTAAAAGCAGACCTCACGAGAACAAGCGAAACACTTTATAGATGCTATAGGGAAAATCAGTATCTTTTAAAGGAACTCAAACTTGAATACAAAAAATACCAGGCAAAAATTTCTCACCTTTTACGCCTCGCAAACAAACCTCCAAAAGTTATCCACATCCCCGAAGTTATAGTAAAAAGAGTATATGTAACCCCTCGTGAATGTAGGCAGATGGCTCAGATGATAGACGAGTTTATTCAGATTCAAAAAGCCCAGCAGAAAGCAGAAAAGGAGCAAAAATGAAACGCTTTTGTGTTTTACCTATCATAGGATTTCTTCTTTGCGGTTGCTCTTTTTGCAAACCCGAAGTCCGTTACATAGAAAAACCCGTTTACATAAAGTGCAAAATTCCTGATGTCCCTCCTGCTGATCTTCAGCCTATCCCATTGAATGCTGCATATCCAAAAAAGTTGCAGATTATCCTGAATAACTATTTCAAGTTACAGAAAGAAAACAAAATGCTTAGGGAGGCGATAAAAGTATGTCAGTAATAAAGCAATGGGCATTAAAACTTGTCTTAATTTTTATTTGTATAGTCCTCTTTTACACTGGCTACATATTTAACTTTACTCCTCCCATTCAGGTTATCGTTAAAAAGACTTTTCTCGTTGCCTGGTGGTACCTCCTTACATACATATTCAGGAGGTTAAGACTTGGGAAAATTTACTGGAACGAAGATGACAAAAAAGTTTATTACTTTATTCTCCTGCTTGGTTCTGCTCTTATTTTCGCCTGGGGTTAAAGCCTTAGCACGAGATTGCAAAAAATTTGCTTGGAAAGTAAAACTTGCTCATGAGTGGTTCTTTGGCATAGATTACCCTTACTGGTATTCTTTAGCCCAGTTAAAAGTTGAATCAGGTTGCAGGTGGAGAACATCCTTAGACGGCTGGGGCAGCCTTGGCTATGCTCAAATAACTCCCCGTTTTTGGGAGAAGGAGCTTCCCAGACTTTTTCCAGCGTGGAAAACTAAAGATAGCACAGATTACTTTATGTCCCAGGCATATATTCTTTGGAAATATTACAGACTAAACAAGTGTAAAAAGCTTTACATTACATATCAGTGTTACAACCGTTCTTGTTACAAGGTTTTAAGAGAAAACAAAAGTTGTTCTTGGAGACAGGGTTATAGGAATTGTTTGAGACATCCCAGAAAAGTTTGCGTCTGGAAAAGAAACGGAAAGTGCCTTCAATACCGCACAGATTGCAGTATTAACTATACTTACTCAAAAAAGATTTACAGGGTAGGGAAGTCTTGGGAAGAATGGAAAACCAGGAGATGGAAATTCTGGTAATTTTTTTGGTTCACATTTTTATTACCGTATTTAAGGTAGTCAAATTATGAACAGGCACCAGGAAAAAAGTTATTCACCTGACACTTGTCAGTGTCCCAAGTGTCCCACTTTTTAATTTCAATGCAAAATAGCACGAATTAATTTGAAAATATTACCGATTTAATCCCGTGGAACACTGATGAACACTTAATTAGAATTCTTTAGTGTCCCACTAAACTGTCCCACTTTTTAAGAAAATTGTTTAAGAAAATTGTTGTGGCGGAGGAGGCGGGATTCGAACCCGCGGCACGGGGGTTTACCCCGTGCATGCGATTTCCAGTCGCACCCCTTCGTCCACTCGGGCACT